AGTGCCTTCATTGACAAATTCTTCTTTAGTCTCTAACTTGCCATTTAACTCAGTATATGCATCTGCTACCGCCTTGGCATCCGGCACGTAGCCGGTCACCTTGGTAGCCAGCAGATCCTCCTTTGTGGTGATCATCTGAGCAAATGCCGGTGCTGTCAAATCGGTAAAAAATTTCTTTATTTTGCCAAAAACTGTAGATACCTTTTCCCCGCTGACAATATTTTCCCGGGTCTCTGAATCCGTAAATGCAATCTCTGAATCTGCCACATCCACTGTCTCTCCATCATAACCTTTGGCAAGATAGATCCAGTTGATTTTGTCGTTCCTGGGCGCTCCGTCCGGTGCATCTTTAATTGCCAAATATGTACTGCCATTGTGATATACCGCATCCAAACGCTCATATACGGTATTGGGGTTGTAATCTCCTTTGTAAGATATTCCGATTTTTCCGAGAGCCTTGTATCCCTCCGGTGCTGCCATAGTTCATTCCTCCTTATGCTACTTTCCAATACAAAACATTATCATCAACTACAAAATCCACACCCACGCCATCCTTCATATAAAGATTCATTATGGCTTCATCCAAGTAAAACTTGGGTTCCGTGATACTGGCATATGATTCTGCACGGTCTGCATCTATCTTGGCCTGTGCTGCAGATGTCGCTGCCGCGGTTGCCTGCTGTGTTGCTGTTTCTGCCTGCACTGTGATGTCTGCAAGATAGTTCGGCTGCAGTTTATCTGCAGTAATGCTGCCGTTCTTGATGTCCGCCTTTACTTTTCCATCATCTCCAATGGACCAGTAAACGGTATCCGAATCGAGAAATTCAAACTGCGTAATAAGTGCAGACAGATCTATGTACTGCTCCGTCCCATCCTTTAAGTAGATGATAAGCCGCTCGGTAACCGGATCGTAACTGAAGTTAATGGCAATCTGTGCCATTAAAGTGTGTAATACACTGGTTGATCCGGAATAATATGTAATCGTAATATCACCTGTATCCTGGTTCAATTCAATACTCTTTACCAAACCATTGGCTTCCGTGATTGATAACTTGGTCAAGTCCAGCGTTATCACACGGTTATCAATCTCACTCACACCCTGACTTAACTTATTCAAATTCGTTTCATTCAACGGAGTGTTAATAGATGGAGTGTTTTCCCAAACAGTAGGATTATACGCTTTCTGCATCCTGCTTCACCTCCTGCTCCTCAGCGTCCCTGGCTTCAATTTCTGCCAGTAACGCATCTCTAGTTCTTTGCTCTTGTCGTGTCAGAACCTCCTGTAATGCAAGTCGCTTGACTTCCTCCGGCAGGCTGGATTCATCCACAAATTTCGTAATGGCCTGACTAAATTCCCTGATTTCTAAATTGCTCATTCTTAATCCTCCGGTCCCAAATAAGTAATAACAGTCCCACTAATGTTTTTTGTTCTCCACGCAACTACTGTACCTTTATAATTCATGTACCCGTTGACACCCATTGCTCGCACACTGACCAGATCCACGCTGGACAGCTTATTTACGATAGTCGCAGCGCTGATTCTGTCCGCTTTAATTACACCGGAGGATGTCCAGTTGGCTACTTCCATGTAATTAGCCTTTACGGTTCCGGCACTGATATAGTTGGCTTCTACCGTTCCCAAACGGGCGCTTACACCATTCAGATCAGAGACTGTCACATGATCCGCTTCCAGGCTCCCCACACGACTGCTCACCGCATTGAGAGAGTCTACTGTAGCCTTGGTAGCAATCAGGTTATTTAACTCCAGTTTGGTCACATTCAACGTCTCTATGGTGGCATATTTGCTGACCAGTTCATCCGCATTTACCACACCGACCAGGTCTATCCGTTCTGCCTTGATCTTGATGCTTTCCGCAGTCTGATTGATCTCTGAAACGATATTGTCCTTGGATACCTTGGTAAGGATCTGCTGTGCATTGATGCTGATCTGCGTGGACAGATTCTGGTTGATATCTTTCATTTCCAGACGAGTTTCATCCACCGTCCTGGTAAGCACATTTGTTTTTCCCTTTAACTGGATAATCTGCTTCTGCAGTCCATTAACCTGTCCGGTCCTGTACTCCTCACCCTCCGCTGTATAACTGTCCCGGAGTGCCTGGATGCCTTTCAGGGTTCGCTGCAGGATGTAAGTGTACACATCTTCACGGGTCGTATGTAACAAAATGCCATCCCCCACCTCCAGGCAGGGATTGCCGCGGGCTTCCACCTGTGCCGGACGGTACCATACGACACCGATCACGCTGAGGACATTGTCTGCGATAGTCTGCAGTTCTGCCGCAGACTTGCCATACACCAAAAAGTTATCCTCTATGATGTAACAGTTATTACCGGTACCGGAGATAGCACCGATGTCGTTCTCTTCCTGCCGGATCTGCAGCTTATCAATATGCTGGCAAATAAAGTCTTCATACTGGCAGGAGATATAATTGCTCCGGGATACCTCCGTGGTGCCCATCGGATCCGCGGGATAAAGATCATCGGATGGATACAGATCATCAGCAGGATATACTCCCTCTATCATCTGCTCCAGCACCACATACCGCAGCTTACCATTTCGACCAATGTGTCCAAAGCAGCCGTTGATTTCGCAGATGGCTTCGATTACCGTTTTCCCCGGGAGTTCTCCCGGATCGATAGTTTTTTCTACCACCATATCATCGTTAATTAGTGTGATCTCTTCCTGTTCCACTCCGGCATAATTGCAAAAACTATCCCGGAACTGCCGAAGAGTTATCGGAAATGTCAGGCTGTTATACCACGCAGCCACATCTGTATTCAGGATGTCGTACATAGCATCGTATGCTACGATATCCCGATATCTTCTATCTGCCGTAGGTACATCAGAATCCACTTTATAAACTCCCATCATAAAAGGAGCCTCATCGGCTCCTTCCAATGTTACTGATACTGATATCTTTTTCCCTGCAAGAGGTACTACCCGTTCCCTGACCCTCAATTTGAAAGTACTCGCCTCACATCTGCCAAAACTTATTTCACTCTCTGAGCATAGTCTCTCTGTGAGTTCTGCGCTTTCACCTTTCCAGTCCTCCTCATTCAGCACACTTCCATCACTACATTCAATCTGCATTTTTTTTGAGACAGATGTGTCATTATAAATATCTTTATATTTGTAATCTACCATGTCTCCTCCTTAATACTCTATAAATGCAACACGCAGAGGTTTATACTCAAGCTCCATGCCGTTCCACGACTTCGTTTCTACTGTATAATTCGGCACATACATTTCTCCCGTCTTATATTCTCCGGTGTTCACATCAAAGTATGTGACTAATGCTTTCCTTTCCTTCACATTTATGTATGCAGTTTCCAGAACCTGCAGAAAATCTGTCATTTCTGCAGACTCCATAGGAATTGTATTGAACTCTATTTTGGTTGTATAATGGTCTGCGACCTCACGGTATAACTTATTCAATCCATTTCTGTCAGAATCCAAGTCTGCTCTCTGTTCCGGGCTTACCTTATAATTTTCGATATCCACATATTTCGAAATATCTGTATCTCCTACTTTTAACAGCCACCCTTGAAATGCCATCCTGCTGCCTCCTTATACATCCAGCAACAGGTAATTTCCAGTTGCTTTAAAGTACTCCCTGTTTATCTTTTTCAATAATTCCGCAAATTTCACGCCATTGATTTCTATCGTATTTCCAGAAGCTATAATTCTGATGATGGTCTCCAAAAGTGTAATGATCTTATCCAGCTTTTCCACGGAAATGGTTCCTCCAGATCCTGCCGCAGCCTGTGCTGCGCTCAGTGCCATTTTCTGTAACTTATCTTCCGGTGATACAATTTCTCCCTGATGCCTGTTATCACCGATCATGGCAAGCTGTGGCGTATTAGCCTTGACATATCCACCATTCCATAATTTAGGTATCTGCGGTGGATTACTCGGCATTTCGAAGCCCCAGTCTTTTCCCACCAGATCTCCTGCCTTCTTTGCTACGCTTCCGATTCCATTTACCACATTGCGTAGTGTAGAATATATCAATGAAATCATTGCATTCACACCATCAATGATCAGATTACATACTCCCTTGATAGATCCCCATATTGCTTGCCAGATTCCATCCGTAATTTTCTGTAAGCCTTCCCATGCCTTTTTCCAGTTTCCAGTAAACACTCCGGTGAGGAAGTCCAACAATCCTCCCAGTATTTTCATGGCTCCAGATATAATGTCTGACACGGTTGCGAATACGGTACTCATGATGTTTATCACAATGTCTGCCACCTGCTTGATTGTCGGTGCCAGATACCCGATAATTGGTTTGATTACGGTACTCCACGCGGTTGCAAGGAAATCGCCTACTGAGCTGATCAGATCAAGAATGTTATCCCATAGTGGTCTTAGATTTTCTTCCCATAATTCCTGTAACGCTTCCTTGGCATGATTCAGTACCGGCATCGCGATATCATTCCACAGTTCTAAAACCGTCTTCTTGATATCATTCCAAGCATCTACAATATTTCCAAAAGTACTGCTTCCCTGAGACTCCCACCAGTCCGTAAGAGAACTACCAAGTTCTCCCACAATCTCTCCTGTCAGTGATGCACATTCTCCACCGAAATCAAACAGATCTGTGAGCGTACCTTCTATCAGCTCTTGATTGTCTTTCATCCACTGGAATGTGTGTTCTGTAGAAATTTCAAATCCTTCCGCGAAGATTGTTCCCAGTGACATTCCAAATCCAGTACAACCTGTCAGAATATCATTGATTCCGTTTACAATATCAGGTCCTGCTTTATCCAGTGCCCCGAGCAGATTATTGTATATCTGCTCATTGATATCCGTAAGATTTGTAAATCCGTTCGCAATAGACTGGCTTACATCACTGCTCCAGGATTCTATCTTTTTCCTGTTGCGCTCCAGATAGCTTGCAATTCCATCCAGCCCTAGGTCTACCGCCTTGGCTGTAACAGCAATCTTATTTCCGATTCTGTTTCCGAGATATCCTCCCAGCGGATCCATGATTGTCTCAATGTTTCTGACTGTAGTTTTGGCCAATGGATCCATCTGAGCCATGATTCTTGAAAAATTATCCTTCAGATTTCCGAAATCAATCTTTTTCAGACCATTGTTGAACTGATCTGCAAAATTTTTGACACCGGGAATCTTGAATGCATCTGAGAGTTTTTTCGAAATTTTATCCACACTGGCTTCAACTTCCTGCGTGGAAGTCTGCAAACCAGCAATATCTATTCCTGAAGATCCTCCGTATGCCGAAGAGGAATCTGTCTTCTGGGAGAGCAAATCCAATTCATCAGTTGGAAGTAATCCACCTAACTTTTTAGCTGCTTTTCCCGCGGCATTAATATTATCACTGATTCCGGCAGACGCATCCTCTGCAGCCGCCATGCCTGTGGCTACATCATTACCCTTCTTCCCGGCAAATTTATCCGTAAATGCTTTAAATACATTCGCCAGCTGTACCAGTTTTCCCATCAGGGTATTGATCACCTTGATTGCCGGTGTCAGGACGTTGATCAATCCCTGACCGATTGCCGCCATAAAAGACTCAGTCTGCAGCTTCAGGATTCTGACCTGATTGGCCCAGCCATCAGAAGTCCGCATAAAGTCCCCAGATGCCGTCGCCAGTTTACTCTGAACAAAGGAATACCGTAGGGCTACCTTTTCTGCCTCCGACATAGCCGCAGTGGTCTTCCCGTAGCCGTTGGCCATAGCATAGGCATCCAGTGCCGTCTGTGTCATGACGACACCAAGATCTTTCAGACTCTCTGTTTCTCCAGTGAATACCGATTTCAGCTTTGTATATGCTTCGTCCTGAGATATGTTATAAAAGGATGCCACATCTCCCGCCAGTCCTGTCAGAGTGGTAGACATATCGTATGCCTGCTTCTCGCTGAATCCGAAAGCCTTGGCCATTGCACCGAAGGTTCCTGTGTACCTCTTGGCCATCGTCTCGGACAGTCCAAATGCAGTTGCGGCATTCTGCGCAAATTTATCTACCTGCTTTGACATTGCCGGGAATGTTACGTCCACAACATTTTGCACTTCACTCAGATCTGATCCCAGTTCGATACACTTCTCACTGAAATCTACGAGCTTTTTTACAGCAAAAGCGGCAGCCAGTTTCTTACCTACTTTCGTAGCCAGGCTCTGGATGCCGCTCATCTGCTTATTAAAGTCCTTTTTATTTACGACCAGATCTAATCCGATCTGTCCAACGCTTGTAGCTTCACTCATAACCAGCCTGCCTTCTAAGACAGGCACATCGGCACAGCGTCTTATAACTTCAACTCAAAAATCTTTTTACAGTCCTTATTTTTACAGCGGAAATAAATTCCTCTGCAATGTGCATCTTCCGTCTGCATTGCATTCACCGGATGCCCACAGTAAGGACACACTACTTTTTTCTTATCTACTTTTTCAATGTATATCGCCCCCTGCCAGAGAAATGAACGCATTCTTCAGTTGATCAAGGACTGCTGCCATATTATCAGGCGCTACCTTTTTTGCTCTGTTTGCACGCCATTCATTCCTGATTCTGTGTTGTTCCGGAGTAAAATGGTCTAAAATATCCTTATCCTCCTCGGCCCTGATTGCTACAATCCGTCCCAGCGGTGTCTCCGGTCCAATTCCAATAAGAAGATCCCTAAACTCATCCCACTTCATGGTATCAATTTCTTTTGACAGCCGGATCCCGTACTGCGCCTGGAAGGATGATACGATCAGACTGTAATCTCCGATCAGATCATAGTACGGGTCACTGCTCTCCCGGCTCTTCGTCTCCCGTGATCATGTCTACTGCTGCCATGATGATTGTCTGGAAATCCTTGAACTGGAGATTCAGTTTATCGATCTTTTTCCGATCCTTCTCATTAAAAATCAGTTCATATACCGCCAACACTTCTTTAGCTGATGCACCCTTCGAAAAAATACCCATGATCTTCAGCACAGTGGCTGCATCGGAATTTACTTCTACGGTAACATCCTTAACCTTCAATACCGGGTTCTCGTCAAAACTCAGCTTTTCTGTAATATCTACGATTTTCTTTGCCATAATAGCCTCCTGTTTTTATGCTGCGGGAGTAATCTCAGGTTTTCCATTGCTCATAATATCGAATTCCAACGGTGCCACAGCTGTAGAGTCTCCTGCTCCAATGTTCTTTACGTTCACCACTGCTCCGGCAAACAGCACCACGGTTCCGTCGGGGAATGTCCACTGGACATCTTTCTCTGCAGAGCGACCGTTTACCCACGCAAGTGCTGCTACAGCATCATTACCGGCATCTCCTACGTTACGTTTCGCAGTTACGGATATGGTAACTCCCTTACTGGTAAGCAGGCGTCTCACCCATCCTTTTTCTGTAAACGGATGCCATTCCTCTACTCCATTATCGAAAGATACACTGAATGTCTCGCAGTCCGCAATATCAACCATTTTCTTTTCGACACCGCTTGCTGCCGCATTGATCTGGAACTGGTTTTCATAGCATGGATATACTCCTGTAATAGGTGTGCTCATTCTTTTTCACCTTTTCCTTTCTCATAAATAACAGCCATCTCTATGACCCATTCGCAGATACCGGCATCATCTTTTCCGACATCCTGCGGTTCATAAAGAGGCTGTATAAATTTTATCAACTGATTGTTGACCGTTACATTTCTTGCAGCCTTCACCGCATCAAATGCTGTCATGGCTGTCTTCTCTGACTCTCTCGGCGAATTATTCCAGTGAATCAACAGGGTGACATATTTTGTCCCGTAAGATACAAGTTGTGGTCCTCCTAATGCTGTCTTATACTCCTGCTGATGTTTGCTGTTATAAACACCGATGGACTTCTCCTGCTTGTCCGGCAGGCTTCCCATATATACATGGTCTGCCAGTTCAATGGATTCCACATAATCCCGCACATCCGATAACATCATAATCCGGCAATCCTCCTGTATATTTGTTTGTATGCCTTTTGGCAGTACTCTGATTTCTTCCCAGAGATCCAGTCCTCATACCATTCGCCTCTTGCATTCGGATTCTCCGTCTTCTGGAAATGATATTCCGGGTGAAAATAAAGCCGTCTTGCATAGGGTGTGCTGGATATGATACTGACTTTTCCCTGGCTGCTCTCCGAATAATCGACAAAAGTGCTCTCGTTTTGCAGATTGCCGGTATCCCTTGGGAACACCTGTGCCTGCACCACATTGGTATGTAATGCCTCAGCGGTCTGCTCTAAAGCCATCACCTGTGCTCTCGTCAATTGTTGGATCTTCGGAAAATTCATCTTTACTGTGGAGTTTACACTGATCATACCAACAGCACCTCCGTATAGTTGACTGTTCCGTCCGGGTTTCTCGACTTACGCCCTTCCAGAATCCTGCGCTTACCCCCAAATATCACAGCACTTCCTCCGGATATAACCGGAAGCTCCGGGCAAATATCTCCTGGAAACAATGCTGCTCCTGTAATCTCTATCAGTTTCTTCTCGGCTGTCAGCACAGTCTTGGCTTTGTCCTGATAGTTACATTTTCCGGAATATTCCACCGGCTTCAATGGCTCCCCGTATTTGTTCAGTCCTTCCTGATCTATCGCAACAGAGATATCTGTCTTGCATAATCTTTTGGGCACCAGACACGGATATTTCATGGAATCACCTCGCAATTCTGCAACACAGACCCGTCTGCATCAGCAACGAATAGACATCCCGCTTCATGGCAATACCTTTTTCCATGAAAATATTCCAGGAACTTCCAAACTGTGCGGATACTCCATTTATGCTATAGCCGGATAAAATCGTATTGATTTCATCTGCATTCTCATATTCGAAATCTGCCTGCATGCAGACAACCTCTTTGATGGTCTCCTTTTGAAAAGCTGTCATATGGTCGAATCCTGCTGCCACAATCCGGTTAAATGTCAGGCTGTCAATATGCCGGGAGGCCTGACGAAGTGCTCTTTCAAGCTCTCCGTCAGGAATCACGCTACCATTATAGCTATCTTTATATTCTTCTTTTCTTACATAAGGTTTGTAGGACATATGCCCTCCTTACTCCCCGGTATACTCCGCGGTATCCACATCTACATAAACGCTATCCACTTTGTTGTCACGTCCATTCGGGAATACAAAGGTATCAGACAGAGATCTGTTCTGGTACAGGTATCCGTCTCCTTCGGTATGTGTTCCGGGATTGAAATAATAGATAGAAGCGATCTTGGGAACCGTCTTACAGGTCTGTCCGCATGCCACCAGTACATTGATCTTATGAGCTCCAGTTACTGCTTCGATATTATGCGTGCTGTCTGCTGCAACTTTTTTCAGAGGAGCAAATCCACCCTCAGCAGGCTCCCAGTCAAATGCATCATAGAAACGCTCATCATCGATAACTTCCATGATGGGTACGCCATCGATGTCTGTCACTCTGGTCTCGATACCAATACCGCCCTCAGCAATCTGTGTAAGTTCAATCTTACGGGTAAACTCAGTGGACTGCTCCAGTGCATCCATAATGGGACTGGCCACATACATAAGCAGGCTGCCATTTGCCTTGTACCGTCTCAACTTACCTTTTGCAAGTATATCCTTCAGCATTCCGAATACCTTTGCCTTGGTATAAGCTGAAATAGCAGTCTCGCTGTGGTATCCCTCTGTCTTCTGTGCCACCTGTGCCACACGGGAGAAGAACAGTGCATCTGTCTCAGGCACTACCTGAGTCTGTTCAAAGGTTTTGGAAATATTCTGCATGGATGCTGTTGCGTTGGTCTCATCCACATCTGCCTTGTCTACCAGGAACTGAACGTCTCTGTCATGGCTTACCGTAAAAGGAACATCTGTCTGATCGAAGGATCCCGTGTTCCAACCACCGGTTCTCTTGTGATTCTTATAACCTGTGGTGCTCATCTGTGTAAAGTGGAATGTCTTCGCATCCAGCCATCTTACATTAGATGTAATAAAGGGAGATGTTAACGCTCCCTGCATCAGGATCTGCAGGAGTTCAGGACTCCACTGCTGTGCATAGTTTAAATTAGGCATATCTTATACCTTCCTTTCCTTAGTTCCACCGATTCCATCTTTTGGTCGGTGTCTGTGTCTGTTGTACAGTCGCCTGCTGCGTATGCTGCGAAGGATCTCCTCCTGTTCCCACATGAAGGAAACCGGTAGTATCTGTCTCCTGCGGCTTTAATGCAGGAATATCCTCCAGCACCTTATTCAGCGCTTCCGTAAGTTTCTCGTTACTGATCTTTCCATCCTGTCCTACTGTCTGGCTGAAATCTGCCATCTTCAGTACATAGGGAATGGATGTTACACTGATTCCCAGTCCGACTGCTGCCATCGTCGCTGCCTGTTGGATCTGTGCCTGTCTTGCCTCAGCTGCTGCGGTTGCAGCCTGTTGTTGCAATGCTTCCACATTCGGCTGATTTGCCGCCTTCTGTTCCTTGAAGGTTGCTATAGCCTGTTCCACCTCCTGTTGGGAAAGCCCCTGCTGCTTGAAATAGGCTTTCAATGCCGTATCCTCTTTTGCCGCAAGCGTTCCATCCAACATCTGCTGGATTTTTCCATAGTCAATCTGCGGTGCTACATTCTGCTGTGACTGCTGATCAGTCTGTTCTCCTGACGGTGCTCCGCCCTGGCTCCCATCAGGGTTTAAGAATCTTCTTACTGTCTTGTAAAACATAACGTACTCCTTTCCATTTTGAGGGTGTCACCCTTACTGCGATCCATTGTCTTCGGTGTCTCCGGCCACGCTGCAGTTTATTGCCTTGCTCGTGTTTGGGCATAAAAAAACACGCAGTGAAGCGTGTTGATTACAGATGATTTGTTGCACCGGTGCAATTTTACTTTTCTACCACACAGATGTCATATTCCTGTGCACAAGTATGTTCAATCCGACATCCCCTCGCATCCTGCCATCCCTCGGCGAAATATGCAATGTCTGCCTGTGCGAGCAGTTCCAGCGATTTTCCCAAAAACCACAACGGCTTTGCATCTGCCGGTGCCCCCTCAAAGAAAGAGTCTATCACCTCCACCGGTTCTCCGACTGCCTGTTCCGCTTCCCTGATAGCCTGCTGCCTCTCTTCCTTGATTGCCTCATCCGTTTTTCCCTTCATAGGCTGGCTGATAAATAATTTCTTCATGTTTTTTCATCCTTTCTTTTTGGCATAAAAATACCACCAATCTACTGACTGGTGGCTTCGTGTTCTCTTATCATTTTTCGCAAACGGTCTTTATAGTCTTCGTAGCTTCTATCTTTTCCAAGGATATAGGCTGCATCCGCTCTGGTCCCAAATAATAGTACCTTTTCCCGTAATTCATGCAATTCCTTATCATTCTTCATCTTTTCTACGAATTCTTTCTTCAGCATAATTATCCCCGTAATATTTTAAAAAATGTTTCATATATCTCTGGTAGTTCATTTTTTATAAAACTTACAGTTTCATCATCCCCTTGATACAATGCTGCAAACACGTCTGCAAATATTTCCAGCTCTGTGTACCCCGGTTTACCTATATATTGTGATTCATGTCCGTATAACCCAATCACCTTGTTGTCTGTTATGCATGACATAATATCACTAACGAAATAATCGTACTCTAAATCCCCATTTTTATCAAGTCTACTTTGATATCTTTCCTTTGATTCCAAAATCCTTTTTTCTGTACTCTTAATTGCTTCTGAGAATTCAGTATGCATAGGACTACCGTATTCATTGTGGTCAATTCTATGGGCTAATTCATGTGCTAATACAGCCCTATAGTTCTCCTCCTCATATTGTGGATGTTTCGGATTGACAAATATCAAATCATTATCAAGATCATACGAAAAGGCATATTCTGACTTTCCATCTATCTGAATGCACTCATCTGTTGTGTACTGATCCATTAAATCTATCATGATCTGCGGAGTATCCGATCTCGGTACTTTCACCTCATCAGGAACTTTATACCGAACTTCTGTTTCCTGACTCCATTCTTTTTCCTTCTCGCAATACTTGCTTTTATTCTCAGGATCCAGTGAAAATGATGCTAATCTATGGAATTTCTTCTCCTGTCTCTCCGCATATTGCTGTCTTGCTTCTTTCCTGTTCTGTTCTTCGATATCTTCTATGTCTTTTTTACTGTATTCATTATCCAAATCCTCCAGTTCTGGAAAATAGGTAGTGTGGCTGTCTCTGCATCTAGGGTGGTATAGTCCTGCCGCGATTGCCGCGCTCATCAGTGGATATGGTCCGTCCTTAGCACTTCCACCGCTCCATACATCATCGATCAGTATCTTACCAACAAACGGTAAACACTTTGGGCAGGGATTTCCACGTTTATTCATGATCACCGTGGATATCCCCCATTCCTGCCTTTTCTGCCCTTCCCCCTGCAGGTATGCACGCTTACTGGCTGTCCGTATTGCCATGTCCGCATAGTCTGCCAATGTGTGCCTGGATCCATTGGCATATTCCACACAGTTAAGACCAGCGGCAATGAAATCCTTTGTAGCCATGTCTACCGCCTTCTCATAAGTCCCTGCTCCACTGTTGGCATATACCTGAGCATTAAAAATAATCTTGCGATATTGGTCATTTGCCATGCGCAGGACGGCTGTCTCAGCCTTTTCCATGTCTGATGTGGTCGCCCGGATCAGCGCCTCCAGCTTCCTCTGGTTCAACCGGAAGAATGCCGCCGATGCTCCCGGACTTACTCTTCTTGCCTGGAAACCTTTCTTTATAGCCTCCAGTATGGCTATCTCCTGCTCCATATCTCCTTCATCCCTGGCAGTACTGATCAGTGCTTCGATTCGGTTATTGATATCCTTGAATTTCGCACCGAACCGCTCCTGATTCTCTTTTCTGTACTTTTCCAGTGCCCGGAGTTGTTCTGCCTGCCACATGGACCACTGCTTGTCCTCATCGATTTCCTCAATCTTATGTCTTCGCATATTCCGGATCATGGAAGCAATGAGTTCATTCTCAATAGCTTGGAATGCTGCTCCGATATCATATTCTGAATTTATCTTAGGCATCTAATCACCTGCCGTTTGCATATACCTTGAATCCCTGGCTTTTAAACTGTCTGGTCAATGTCTTGATCTGCGTGACGCTGGTACAATGATCACATCGGAGTTCCGCATAATTACCTTTTTCCACTGCATAGATTCCTTTCGGGACCTGCTCACTGGCCACCTTCAGGAGCCCCTGGTATTCCTCCCGGTTCATCCGGTATGTTTTTTTCGCTACTTTTACTTCCATCACTGCCTCCTGTAAATCCGTTTATCCTGAATTCTCCTGCATCCGTCCTGATTTCCGGCTCCGGAATACTCTGAATACCCTGCTCTGCCTTGAGCCTTGCGATCTCTTCCTTTTTGCAATCATCATCCAGACTGTCACCATACAATTCCTCCACACAGCGCTCAATGCTCATGATTCCGCTCTGCTTTGCCTTACCAACTGTTTCCACCTGAGATTCAAATGAAGGATTGGCATATTCTCCAAATGGGAGATTTACCTCTACACTTTCCACTGCCTCATTCTTCATCAGGTGATATGCGTTGATACACATGGATACTACCTGTGGCAATACTGTCTGAAGAGTTTCCACGATAATATTTCTTGTGTACAGCGTTGTTTTTTCCTTTTCACGCTGCGCTTCTGCATTATCCAGTTTTTTTACATCAATCCCCAGTGTAGAAGGACTGATGATCCCCTGCAGGCAAAGGTCCAGTGCTGTACAGTAGGAAGCCTGATAGCTGTCATGAGGAATGCTCGGCTGGTCTGTACTGATTACGTTTTTCTGCCCTTCGCGCTGGTCTCCTTCTGCTGCAAAATATCTGTTATCGAACGGATTCGGTGTTATCGCAGCTCCTGTTTTCGGATCCCTCGGAACCAGACAGTCCGGAATATATGTTTTTGCTCTTCCTGCTCTCAGTGCATCCATCCACTGGCTCCATACTTCATCCAGCGCATCATAGCTGTCCACCTTTCCGTCAAAGATGCTTCCGCCACGTCCTTCATATTTTGCCGACTTATAGAACATCATAGGCACCGCCAGCATAACGCTTTTATCGAAGGTCACGTCTTCCAGTGAATCGGTTATCTGTAATGTAGTCAGCGGAACCTGTCTGTTATCCAGATACAGTTCGTTCTTTACATACCCATATCCATATATCTCATTGAGCACATATGTCTTGCCTCCTCCGCTGTATGGTGTCTTAAATATTACTTCCCTGACCTTGTCCTTTTTCCGGATGATTTCGACACGATCCCCGGCATACCATTCTAAAATAGGATACTTACTGAGCTCTGTATCAATGGACACTTTAAAAGCCCCGTCTCCGATATACAGCGTCTCTTTGATTGCATCCTCTATCTTATCGGCAAAGTTATTATTCTCAGGCTTTGCAATGTCTTTCCATATCTGTTTCTGCTTTTCATTCTCTGAGGAAAATTCAAATTCCCCCATATCCGGAAGGACTACTGCTGCCAGAGTTCTCACCGTAAGCGCCGGAACACCTGTGTGGATCTTGCGCATTTCCATCCCCGGTGTACTCTTGCTGGACCAGAATTTATATTTATCTGCATATTCCGCATTCTGCTCATAGAACTGCTCAAGTTCGTTGCTGTCACCACGATACCAGATGCGGTTTCGGATCGCATTCCCCTCGAAGTCCATCATCTCATTGATATTGAACACATAGGGATTCGCCGGAGAAACATTCAGCCAGCTCCGTATACCTCTTTTGATATTCTCATTTATCTTTTCCATCAGGTTCACCTCTGTTTATCCTCCTCGAATCCAATCATATTCCGGTATGGAATCCATCCGTACTGGTTTGCATTGATCGTATGGTCGTTCTTATCCTCCGGTACCGGGACATCCTCTTCCTCGTCCCATGAATAGCGTTCCAATTCCGAGATATGGTTTGTACAATCCTCAACTACCAGATAGCAGTCCTGCTGGATCCATCCCAGTTGTAAATTGATACGGTCCAGTATTGTTACCTTCTTGTAGGACTCAATGAAATTATAAAGGCACCCATGCAGGCGCTTATACTTCCGAAGTTCTGTTATTGTCGCCGCATCTGCGCAGTCAATAAAAGACTCTTTTGCAAATCCCCATTCCGATCTGCATCTATCCAGAAAAGCTATAAACTTTACCGCTGTGTCAGAAGGAGCCAGCGGCACACTGAGATCCGCATTGCTATATACCTTCTCAGCTAGTGTGATCAGCTTGCGGTCATCCGTAATGCCCTGGAAGATCATTGCAATAGTATCCGGAGATTTTGAGGAATATGATGTATCCAGTCCTGCTGTAAACTTCCTGAAACGGATATTCCCATCCGCAATCTGTTTCTTCACCCACGCAGCAGTAACAACATGTTTCTTTCTGACAAAGTTGGAGAATACCAACCCTGTCGCTTTTCCGCGGAGACCTTGAATCTTGTTTTTCCAAATTTTGGTACCCTTAGGTGTGTTTTGCAGGATCATCTGCAGCTTATCCGGTGGAAGGCCTGCATTGTCTTTAAAAGAAAAGAACCAATGGATCCATCCGTCCTTTGGCTCTTCTTTCAGTTCCTCTATGATTTCCTGCGGTGTCTCATCCTTCCATTCCGGAAGAGGACGCGCACAGTTGATATATTCTTTATACACCGGCAGTCCCGGATCATCCGGGTTCAGTGTTGCCATCAGATAATCACATCTCATGGATGCTTCTCTGACAAAATCTATGTCTGCGGTATTTACTTCATCTATGTACAGACAGCCATATTGTCCACCCAGGGCCTTCTTCCACTTTTTCTTGTTACCGTAGCCCAGCACATAAATTACTTTATCCCCCTTGCCAGTATGCAGAATCAGATGCGGAATCTTATCGTCTTTGGTTCCGCTGCCGTTATACTCCACCAGGATCCCGAAATCATCCAATATACCAAGGTCCTTGTTGATGATGTTCTTCTCAGCAGTTCCGGTGTCATCCGCTGCAATGATATGCAGCTTCTTGGGGCTTTCCGCCACCTTAAGCATAAACTTGAAGATTCCTACCGTTGTTTTACCTGCCGCCGTGGTTCCTTCCAGGAATTCCACCGGAGCATCACATTTCAGGAATGCTTTGTATTTCTCTGACAACAGGAGCTTACTTGCGCTCATTACCCATCACCACGCATCTGTCTGATCAGGTCATCCAGTTTACTCTGTTCGGACTTGAGTTCTCCGGAGATCTGGACATCCTGTTTATCTCTCCATTTATCCGGTTTTCGGTTCTTCAACCAGAATATTTGGGCCGTGGTATCCGGCTCTACTTCTTTTACTTTTCGTTCCACAAGCATTTCTTTTGTTTTAGGGAACTTCTCTCTTACAAGCATCAGCTCATCATCTGTTGCCTCCGGATGCTCCAGTTTGTAGCGATTCATATATTCAAATAGCTTTTGACTATATTCTTCCTGCTCCATCGGAACGCTTACATATTTGTCTTCTGTATACCGATATCCCAGTGCCCTTTTCAAGAGCGCATTTTCCACTTGCAGGTCCACAACTTCCTTTCCCCTTTTTAGGGTGTCCGAAATGTCCGGATACAATTTTTTCCATTCATTTAATGTAGACCTAGAGATTCCCATATTACTAGCGATCTGCTCTTCTGTTAGTCCATCCCTTGTCCATCCTTCCAGCTTTAGTAAGCCTTCCGGTGTCAGCCAATATTTATATTTGCCTTTTGCCATCTGCTCACCATCTCTCTAAAGTTGCACCGGTGCAACTCCACGAAAAAAGGCAACGCAGCTATCTGCATTGCCCTGTCACTAATTTATCACGATACTATATTATCACATTTGACATGCGAAATCATGCCATCTTTTACTTTAACTCCCCAATATACCTTCCAATCTGTTCTATAGTCTTAAAAACTATCCTCTTCATTTGTCTCTCACTGTACGAGGCACCACCGATTTTTAGGTAGGGAATCGGTGCTCTGAGACCTTTACTCCAGTACCTGATTCTTATTACCTTCTGTTCTTCTGGTCGAAGAGAATTATATACAAATTCCACTGCCTCAATCTCTTTCTTGATCCGTTCATGGTATACGGATGTCATCTTCAGGGCTTTTGCCTCTGTGACAGACTGTGCCTTGTCTCTTTCCTTGGCAGGATCCGACGGACGACTGCTGCCTCCCGCCGGTGATGCCATAATGTCCGATATGTACTCCTCATATTCTTTCTTGCGTTGGGGATACCGTAATAATATAGTTTCGATAATCCTCCAGCTTGCTCTGTTAATTCTTTGCATCGATGCTTTCTCCTTTCTGTTGCACCGGTGCAATTTCCGGTGCGGTTGCTATGCTACTCTGTTATATTTGTGCTGCATCTCTTCGATGTCATCTATCAGGTAATACTGGACTGTCATGTCCGGCTTTGCATGTCCCAGTAATTTACTTACCAGCAATACATCCCCAGTCTTGCGATATAACACGCTTGCAAATGTCTTGCGATACACATGCACGGTTGCTGTTATTCGGGATACTCCGCCACGCACAGCCATCTCCTTAGCGAGCTTTTCAATGCCATACTCTTTCATTCTGTTATGCGGTGCCCGATCTGCCAAAAACAGCGGATCTGTCCCAGGCCTGTCCCCGATGTAATTTCGTAGTGCCATCACCGCCACCGGCGTAAGCATTCCGGTACGGTAGGTGTCTGTCTTCTCGGCATAGATTGATACCTGCTTATTTGTCAGATCAATATCTGACACGTTGAGGTAAGAGATTTCACCTACTCGCATGCCGGTACAAATCATCAATTCAAACAAAGCTTTTTCTTTCGGTGTCTGCAGTGCGTAGCGGATAGTTTCAACTTCCTCATCTGTCAATCGTACCTTCTTTTTCTTGATCTGCTTAACCTTATCTACTCCGTCAACAATATTGTCCTGGATATGCCTCTTTTTAAATGCCCAGGAAAAGAATGTGCATAAGTACCGGTATATTGTGGATTTATAATTGTGGCTGATGTGATCACGATAGGACCTTATAGCAAGATAATCTGTAATATCCTGCGCTGTCACATATTTATAATTCTTATTCACAAATTCGAAGAATTTCTTTATTATCCCAATATAGCTTCGTATTGTCCCTGCATGGAGTCCTGCTGCCACGCCGTCTACACAATACCTTTGCATTAACCACTCATTGTCATGCTCCATAGTCATAGGTAGCTGTTTGATCTCTGCCAGCTCAAAGTCCTGTAATTTTACATACAAGGTGATTTTCATGCGGTCAATCTGTTCCTTGCTTAAAAAATCGTTCAATTCATAGGCAACTTCGTTGATCAGGTCGTTTTTCGTCATAAGCGCACCTCTTTCATGTTGCCTAAGGTATCACATTATGATATGATGTCCTTAAGCAGTGAGCGGTAGATGCTATCTTTGGTCGGATGGTCTACCGCTGTTTTTATGTAACGATTGCAGTCCTTCTGCAGCTGGAATTTCAAATTGTGTATTGTGATACTTATTACACTTTTAACATTTTTCCTTTTTCTATCACTCCTTTCACTGTCCGGATGGATTCTGGGAATGCCGCACAGATATGTACGACACTCCCAGATCTACCGTAGTACATACCGTACTACATTCCGAAATACTTCCGAAACCAGAAACAGTCATTCCAGTTATGGAGCCGGTCGCAAACAGGATCATTAGTATCAGCGTAATTTTTCACTGTTACTCCCTCTGCCATTTCATCTTCCCAGATATCCGCTTCACGCTCGTAGCTGTCCAGTTCTACATTACTCTCGTCGTAATTCGGATCCAGGTCTTCCATTCCGTGTCTGTAGTACTCTTCTCTTATCATTTGCAATTCCTCCTGTAAGGTTTTCATATTTTTGCAAGACGTATTTGTCTTACATATGGATATGTCAAAAAAAACCGTAAAGAAAAGCATTTTTTGAGAAATATTTTTATTTTTTCAACTTTTTCGTATTTTTCTTACATTTATATTTTTTAGGTTTAATTTTCATGTCACTCCAGATGCGCTGTCCAATGCCGGATATCTACCGGATCAATCACTTCCGAACATTTAGGACATATAGGATATAAACCTTTTCTGCGATTTTCATCCATGTCCCGGAATGTTTTATTCCTCCGCATCCGCCTAAATTCCGCATCTGCCATTTCTCCGTATAGCTTAGCTTTAGATAGCATTTTCCGCTGTGCATCCTCCACCAGCTCATACCGCCTCGCCAGCGTAACCAGAGCATCAAAGGCATCTACCGTAGCACCGCAATCCTGACAACTTACGATCCTGTTTACCGTATCAACCTCGTAATGAGGTGGATCGCATTTGCACAGCTTTTCTCTTCCTCTTTCAATCCTTGCCAAATTAAAGGAAATAATCTCATTGTCCATAACAGTCCTCCGTAGATTTCTCAAAGTAAAAAACAACCGGTTTTTTGTTCGGTATTGCCAATCCGAAACGTACAGCATTTTTGTATGTATTGCTATCACGCATTAAAGTATCAGGCATGGCGGCAACCATTTTTCGGAAACCTTCCAGTGTGGATCTGCTTTTATAATGATTGCAGCTTCGGCAGGCCGGGAGCATATTGTCAACCGTGTCTGTCCCATGTTCGCTCCAACCATTCAGTGGTACCACATGGTCAACCTGCATATCCTTGTATTCCAGGTCGCATCCGCAATAAGCACAATGGCCGTCGCACTTCTGGTATACTGTCATTCTAATGCTTTTTGGTATTGCTTTTCTCTTTGCATCCATTATTTCTGCCTCCACTACTAATTTCTATTTTTCGGAGGCCTAAAGTCTTTTTCTATCCGGCATGATAACTGGGTAGCAGCTTCTATCGGTATCGTCAATGATTCGTTAATTACCTTCGAATCCAGACAATAAATTTTGCGTCGATTTCTCAATGGATCAGTGACAGTAATTTTATGGATGCCCATATCTTCGTCAAAGAAATCTTTAACCTGCAAATAGTCAATCTTAAACTGGTTTTGTACTTCCGCTATTATTTCTTCGCAAAAATCCATCATCCCGTTCTCCTCCACTAAAACATAATGGCATTTCCTTCTTTGTGATATACTAAGCCATCTTGCAGCATTTCTTTCCACTCTTCCTTTGTTGCCTTGAATTTACCAAAGGTAGTTGCATTAACTTCGCACCATTTGCACAATTTGTCCAATGTTTCAAACACAGGGCTTATGGGGCTCCCTTCACTCGTAGTATCCCACAACTGATAGCCTTCTCCCTTCGGTGGTTCGCAGAGTTCCTTTAATTTGTCCTTAATTTGCTTGAAATACTCATCAAATTTAGGGCATCCATACTGTTCTGTATCAATCCCTTTGATCCTCGCAAACTCCTTACAATTTTCACAATATTCCTCATTTTGCGAAGATATACAAAACGAAATGTTATCTACAAAATATCCGTACCAAACTTTATGTAATGGATAATCAAAATCCAGTGGTACACGCTTCAATTCTCTTCCCATGTTTCTCCTCTCTGTTCCTAAAATTTCAGTTTTATTGTGTAATAATACGTAACGTTACACAGGTAAATAGCTGTCCAGCGCCTGCCGGATCACCCAGGAGATAGGTCTGTCCTGCTGCCGGCAGTAATCCATTAATCTCTCGTACTGCTCCGGATCCATGCTGATATCCTTCCGGATGTTCTTCTTACCTTCTTTCTTCGGTCTCGCCATACCTATCTCCTTTCGTTACACAATTTTTCCGATATTTCAGTTTACCTACGCATTCGAAACTATCTCTTTTACTTTTTTCTCGTAAAATTCATCCGAAATATACTGATCTCCATAAGGGAATTTACTGTCTGTCAGAACAGCATAGGCTTCCGCCCAAGACAGACCTCCTCTTGCTGCTAATCTGTCTAATGTCTGACCACAGTGGTTTTTTAATGCCTGCTCTTCATGCGGTTTGATGATATCATAGGGAATGTATTCTTTGCCCTTTTTCGTCATAATCGGAAATTCTTTCATATACTACCTCTCTTTCAGTTTAAATGTTTAACGAAAGCTGTCTGGCATCCACCTCATAATTCATCCATAGGACTTCTGTCCTCGCACGTCCGCCTTCTGCTCTGGTAACCTTATATGCCTTTTGCCATTCTGAAAGCATATCATTATACATGTTGTTGTCATATCCTGATATAAGAACTTTCCCCGGGTGATTAGCAAGGGTCTTTAATAATTCCTCATGTTCAGCATCCTGCATTTCATACTTATAGAGGTAATTCTTCCTTGTCCCATGCAAATATGGCGGATCAGCATAGATAAATACATCTTCTGTGTTGTACCTTTCTATCAGTTCTAAGGCCGGTAAATTCTCAATCTGAACTCCCTTTAGCCTCTCAGTAGCCAGTTTCATTATTTCAGGAAGTTCGCACCACGCTTTGGCCGGATTTGGAGAATTAGTCTGTTGGCCTGATTTAAAACCATTCTGATACAAATTCCCGCACCCAAATCCCATCCAGCATTTAACAGCAAATCTTCTCGCTCTCTCTAAATCATCACAAGATGGTTCATAAGCTGCCTTATACTCTGACCGGGAAAATGGTGTAAATTCTATCGCACGTTCCAGTTCGTCACTTCGATCTCTCAATATGCGGAAGAAATTTACTATTTCTTCATCGATGTCATTAACTGTCTCAATGTGACTACGCTGCTTATTAAAAAACACCGCCAAGCTACCAGCAAAAGGTTCTACGTAAACATCATGCTTCGGTATGTATTCGCATATCCAAGGTGCAAGACGATTCTTTGCTCCCGGATATTTTAATATGCTTTTCACACTTTCACCTTCCTTTGTTAAATCCTAATATTTCACTTTAGATGTTCATAACACCAGAATTCCATCCTGCTTTTTTAGCCTCTTCTGAAAGAATCTCATTTTCTTCAGCTATAG